CTCTAATGTCAACCGACGTGTAACTAATAGCCATTTTTTATTTGTTTTTATTTTGTTTATAATGTTTTAAATCTTCAATTAACCATTCAATTTGTTCTATGGTTAATTTTCCTTTGCAATATGTTTTAATTGTTTTTGCTCCCAATGCTTTTAAGAACATTTCGTAATTTACACCCGTTTTAAATGGGTCTACAAAACTATCCATTCATTCTACTTTTTGCGTATCTATATCTTTCTAATGAAGACATAGATTCTAAGTTAATCACTTCCTTTTTTTCGGGGTTGTGTTTGATTGGTGTTACTGTTTCCAATTCTACAACTTCAACGACTTCATCAACTTTAGATAACTCTAAAATCTTAGCTTCCAATTCAGAAACTTTCAATTCTAACTCATCCACTTTTGAAAAATGTTGCTCCTCAACTGTTGAACGAACGATTTTCTTCGCAGTTGTTTGTTGTTGCACTTTCTCCGCTTCAACTGGCACTTCTGTAGGTTCTACTGTTTCAGCTTCTTCCTCTACCATTTCAACTGAAGCAATAATACCTTCAACTTCAACTTTTAAAATTCTCCCATCTGCTAACTCGTACTCTCCAATCGGTAAAGGTGTTGGCTCTGCTTCGGGAATTACGATAAAAACCGCTTGTCCTTCTTCAAAACTTTCCGCTTGGATTGTAGTCATACCGTCAGATAATGGTAAATCTTCCAATTTTGTTTCCATTCCTAAAAATGCTTTAATTGTTTTTAATGCTTCTTTAACATTCTCTTTCATAGCTTTTTAACATTAATTTATTGATTTGTATTTATTTATTTACTTAACTTATTGATTTATAATATTATACTAGAATTTTTACAACTGAAAAGTTTAAATCTGAAACCCTTACATCTGTTTGCTGACTATTTTTAACAAATAACTCTACATAATCATTTGTTATTAAATCAATTTGATATTGAGTACTTCCAGGATGTTCCTGATTGGATGTTGATGTTCTTATTGTCATTTCAGAGTTAGGAAGTATCGTTCCATTCTTTGCTATGCCTATACTTATGTTTTGATTCGAAGCACTTGACCTAACCGCAGTATTTACAGTAATTAAAAACGAAGTGTTAAAAGCACCTGAATAAGTTAGTCTATTATTTGAATGTGAAAATTTAGAATTGTTTGAATCTGCGGTTGTTGTTCCTAATGCCTTTACCCAAGTATTAACATTCGGCACTCCAATAGGTGTATCTGTTGTGTTGTTCACCATATACATAAACCCTCTAGTAGTAGTATTCGCAACCCCTACGCAATTTGTAAATAAAGTTTTATTAGATGCCTGAGTAACTCCAGTTATATAGGTTCCACCGCCTGAGAAATTAACAGTATCTAGAATATATCTTTCGTCTGAGATAGTCGCACTTGCTGAAACATTTAAAGAAGTTTCACCACTCAAAGTAACGAATGAACTGTAAATTATTCTAAAACGTCTTGTTACCGTTAATGTACTTGCTAATGTTATAGCAGTTCCACCCGTAGAAGAATCAAACAAACAGTTACCAAATGCAATAGTACCGATTGACCCATCAAATGTCATTCCACTTGAATTAAGGAATGCACTATCACCCATTACGAAGTTAGTATAATCTTTAATCGTTCCAACTGTCGAACAATCTACAAAATTTACACCGAACCAATCTAAAGCAGTTGTTGTTCCATCACCATCTAAATTGAATACTTTACCATGAGTGAATGAGATGTTACGGATAGGTAATGAATAAATTGAAGTAATCAATGCAGTTGAACTACTTAAACCCGTAGATTTAATATAGCAATTCTCAGAACTTGCACCTAGTATGACTGTATTTGCTCCACATACCAATCTGTCCCCAGTTAAATCTACTGTTGTCGTGAAAAAGTAGGTTACACTATCTAATAAGGTTATAACATTACTTATAGCAGTTGGTAAATCTGTTTTTAAATCTACAAATACAATATTTCCAACTACTGACCTTTTGAAATTTTCATGAGATATTTTTTGTAGTATTCCCGTTCCATTATCAGTATAAATTGAATCTGAAGATGAAACTGACGTAGAATCCTTGTATCTTACATTATAGTTTAAACTCATTAATTAAGTCTTTAATCAAATCAATTAACTCTTCTTTATTATCTTCTTCACTCATTTGAAGTTGGTCCAATCCGTCAAACATTCCCTCTATTGAAAAACCATTAAACTTACCTAACTTAACACCCTCGTAAACTTCGTCGTTGTAGATTTTCATCTTAACAACCCAGCTCCCTTTAACAGCATTTAAACCGTAAATATTTGACTTATCGTTTTTCGGGTCTTCAACAATCCAAGATTCAATTAAAGAAACTCCATTAACTGGCTTTTCGTGGTCGATAGTTACGTTGTTTGCACGTAAATTCTTTAGATATAATTCCTGAACTTTCTCAATTGTAGCTTCTGAAAACTCAATATAGAATTCCGTATCGTCTTTGCGTCTTAAAATCTTCTTATTAGGCACTAAAGCAAGACCTACAACCTCTCTCTTTTCTTCGTTAATTACTTTCAACTCTACTTCTAAGGCATTTAACATGATAAAGTCTTCCTCAATAGCGGGCTTGTCTACTAAAGAAATAGCGAATACACCTTCTTTTAATTCGTCTTTAATTGTTAATTCAATTGTTTGCAGTTCTTTTTTCATCTATTATAATGTTGCGTTTCTAACTCTATTCCTATCTAATGATTGCGCTGTTGACATCGCACCACTTACTACATATGCTTGTATTGGTGCTTGTTTCAATTGGCTCAATTGATTAAGTCCATTATTCCCTACTATATTGAACGAAGGTGCTTGAATTTGTGCGTTATTTTCACCGCCACCGCCTGAAGGAGTTGAACCTCCACCACCACTACTAGAACCGCCACCGCTTGAAAATTGAGTAGAAGCAATTTTTTTAACATTTAATAAACCAGCAGTTAAAACAACTCCACCCGCTATACCTTTTATTACAGGTCCACCAGGAGTAGATGCGTATGTTGACATAACAGCCTTATAAGTATCTATTGTTGCGTTTGCTATATTAGCAGCCTTTTGAATTTTAAATGCTGTTTCTTGCTGCTTCCTAGATTTACCAGCAAACAATTCGGCTAAATTGCCAATAATTGTAAATGTATCTTGAACCGCTTTTAGTTGTTGATTTTGTATTATTTTTTTATCGGCTGCTACTTTTTTATCATTCTCAATTATTTTTTCTCCTGCTTCCTTATTTGCTGCTGCAACATCTTTTAAATGTTTTACTTCTTGGTTAAATTTATCATCATCAAATTTCTTTGCTTGTTCTAATTCTGCTGCATCTGCTTCTGCTTGTACTATTCTTAAAGATTGTTTTTTCTGAAATTCTGCTTCTGCATTATTTTCTTCCTTTTTAGATTCAGTTCTTTTTTTAGTATTTTTTACAGTATTATCTGTTTTTTTATCATCTTCTTTTTGAGATTTTTTTTGTTGCTCATCGTATTCAAATAAATCATTCTTAAGTTTAGTTAATTCATCTCTTAACCCACCTATATTTTCTCTAGTTTTCTTTGCATCTTCTTCGCTACCATATAAAGCTCTACCCGTTGCATTTAAACCAAATTTATCAAATGATTGTACTGTTTCTAAATTCTTTAATTGTTCTTTGTATAGTTTTTTATTAGCTGCTATTTCTTTTTCAGTGTCTGAAATTGCGTCCTTTAATTTACCACCTCTTTTCTTTCTTATTTCATCTTCTGTAAATCCTAATCTTTTTAAAGTTCTTTCATATTCTGCAAAATCTCCCGCTGTTTTTCTTGCGGCATCTCCTTGTAATTTTGTACTGTCAACAAATTTTTGAGCAGCTGCAGTATTTGAAGCAACTATATTTTTTAACTTATCAAAATTTGCTATTAATACACCAACAGCAATAATTAATAAACCTATTCCACTTGTGATTAAAGCACTTTTTAAAGAACTAAAGGCAGTTACAACACTGTTTTTTATTACAGCACCTAATTGCTTAAATGAATCAATTGATTCTCCAAGTCCTTGCAAACCTTGAGAAATTGCCATTGCTGACTGAACTTTTAATAGTTGTGCCTCTAATTCCTTAGATTCAACACCAACTAAACCCATTGCACCCTGATAGGCTGCAAAACCGCCAGCAACACCGCCAAGAGAATTACTTAAAGCATTGAACTTCGCATCAGGATTGAATGAATCCGTTAAGGCCTTTGCGTCCCCTATTGCATCTTTTAAAAGTGCTGCTTTTTTCGCTGCATTAACCGCTTGTTCTGAAGTATCACCAAACTTTGCAGCTAATGCTTCAACTTCTTTTTGTGCTTCTTTAAGTTGTTTCTTTAACGGTTCAACATTCGTCTTTACTTCTAAATTTACTACTTTAGTTTCTGCCATTATTTCACCGCTTTTAATTGTCTAACACCTTGCTTATATGCTTCCTTTATCGTTTTAGGTATTTCGTTTTTACCTTTCACAATATCAATCGCTTCGCTTTCTCCGTAGAAGTTAGATAAGGCTAACATTTCTAAAATATTCTTTATCATTCTTGTAGTATATTAATTGTATAACTATCTGTTGAGCCGTCTCTCATCGTTTCGTCAACATCAATCACTATTGTTGCATCGTCTCCTTGTTGGCTTCTTAGATTAAACGAATCTTGACTAATTAGTATTTCTCCACTTTGAGAAGTTAAAATATATTTAGGGTCCGGATTGGATGGAATAGTAACCAAAACATTTGTATCTGTTGTAATTGTCGAAGTACTAAATGTTACACCCGTTGTTACTGTCGATATATTACTACTTTGTGCGGTTGTGCTTAAACCTACTCCAACTGTAATTGTACCTCCTGAATCATCAGCAGTAAACAAGCCCGTTGAATTTCTAATCGGTCTAAAATCGTTTATCAATTCTAATTGTACTTTACCGTTTGTGATCTCTGAATTAATTGTGTTTATTAAATATCGTTTATCTTTGATAATCAACCTATCATTTAATTTTAATGAAGTAATTAATGAGATCGGAAAGTATGCCGTTAATTTTGTTAATCTATTTTTTGAGTTAAATAAATTAGATAAGTAACCGAAATAATAATTAGCAAATAAACTGTTTTCAATTGGTTTGTCATACCATGTTGAAGTCTCGGGTGCAAAGTTTAAACTATAAATTTGATTGTTATAAGACAAATCATTCCCAAATAAAGCTAAGTTATTCTCTGTTGTTTCTGTTGTACCATCGTAGAATCTAATCGCTGTTGTCATTGCACCGTTATAATATAAAAGTACGGGCTTCGGAATGTACGATTTATAATCAGGATATTTTGTCAAACTGAAAGCCACTTGCATAGGTGTAGTGCTATACTTTTGAAACTGTAAATTCTCAAATGGTAGTTTAACGGTGTAATCTCCTCCGTCGTAATCGTAATTCAATGAAGTATCTCCCCACTCTCTATTTGAAGCATCACCAAAGGCTCTATTGATAAAACTTTCGCTTTTTTCGTAGTTGAATGAAATGTTTTTGTATAATGGTAGCCTATCAATATTAATATCATTAACATCTACATACTTTGTAATGTCTATTATAGCACCTTTACTGTACCAATCATCAACTGGCTCAATCTGAAAAGTATTGAAAGCGGTTGCATAACAAGTCAAGTTAAACTGCTTTAATATACCACTAAAGAAGTCTGCTATTGTTATGTTTGGAACGTTTAAATAGATTGAGTTACTAGAAGTAGATAAAACTAAATCAGTATTTTTAAATGCCTGAACATAACCTAAATTGACACTATAATCTTCATTATATCTATTTACCTGAATAGTGTATTGTAAATTAACGGGTGCTTCGCTACGAACTTTAAAGTATAATTGAAAGTCCATATTTGAAAAAGGAGTAGAGCAAACAATTTCAGAATTTGAAATGCTTGAATCTATTTTAGCTGTTGAAACTCTAACACCGTTGTGGTAAGTATCTACATAAACAATAAAACTTCCTATTGCAGTAGGTTTATTTATTATAACTGTAACATCAAATCTAGCTTTATTTTGAGGAGTTGAAAGAAATTTAAAAGTATTTGTATCTGTTTGATAAATATCTTCATTCAATCCAGTTACTGAGTTAGCATAGTCGGTATAACTATCAACAAGCATACTAGCACCATTCATTTTATTATCTTGGTTATCGGTATTCTTACACCAAAGAAACAACTTCTTAAACACATCACTATTTAGAAAGTTAGAATTGAAAGTCAATCCAAAATCTGTTTGTATTGCTTCAAATATCTTTGATACTTTTATAGCTGGAAACAACTCATTCCAAGTTAATCGACCCGTTGAAGTGCTTAAATCTGTACTACTTGCGTCTGCATACGTCCAATATCCATCGCTCGAAATCATTGGGTAACGTACATCGTAATCCGTCGCAGTATCTGTCAACCTCGCTTTAACTCCAGCTCCCGTATATGGGTTAGATATTGCTGAATAGTTTAAGTCTGACAGTTTTTTATTACTAAATGTATCTTTTAAAGAAACTAAATCACCATAAAAAGTAATTGTATAATGTTCTGCTTTACTATTTTTTAAAATAGAACCCTCTAATTGAATTTTACCACTTCTAAACGGTGTTTTTCCCACCTCAATATAAGCATATCTTCTTAGGTTATGGTCGATTGCATTATCTACATCATTCTGATAAAAATATTCAAATATCTTATCATTGTTTGGAGTAGATGGAACGGTAAACGATTGAGAGAAATCTGTATAAACTTTAGATAAATCTTGTATATTCTGTATTGAACTTGAAATATTAATAAATTCATCTTTGAATAAATCAAGTTTGTCGTAGTTATAACCATAGCCCAAAGTAGTATTCGGCTCAGTCCCTTCAATATAAATTTCAACTTCCCTATTCATATAATATCGTTTGTAAAGTTAAATTCTAAAGGATAGTTAATCATTTTATTGTTGATGTTTTTCTGTAAATCTATTTGCTTAGTGTTTAGTTTTGCGGGTCTATTGTTTACTAATATCCTATCACTCAGTAAAAGTTGTTTAATAGTTTCCTTAAATGATTCATCGACCCAACCGCTATTAACTTTAATTGACTCAGTCCCGTTAACATTGAATGTTTGCACTAAATTCTCTTGGCTGTTAAATGTCGTTTCTACATTTCTATAACTTTTATATTCAGAATTAGAAACATTTATACTATCAACTGAAGCACCTAGAAAAAACTCCCTTTGAAAAGCACCGTATTTATTTACAAAATCAATCGTAACACTTCCGTATTTATTCGCTTCGATAGGTCTAAAATAATATGTTTTTAAAACGGTGTTAGAAGCATTTAATATCTCTAACTTATTACCATTTGCAAGGTAGCTTGAAAACACTCTAAACGGTTGCAAAACTCTATTATCTACACTTGTATAGGTTCTATTTGTCCCCGTTACTAAGTCAGTATATTTGTATTTATAACCGCTTACATTGTCAACCGATAAATCACCAGGACTTAAGTCTTTATTATAGTAGTATGTACCTTCAGGTAATAGATAAGCTCCCATATCAATGTTTATACCTTCAGTATTATAAACGTAACCATTAAAGCAAGTGTAATCAACCGTATCAATTAACGTGTATGTAGAAGCGATTAATTTATATCGTTTAATTCGAGCAAAACAAAAAGCACCCTCACCCATAAAGTTAGGCTCTGTTGTTGTGTTGACCGTATAGGTTAATGTATTTAAAAAGTTTTGTATATATTCTGAAACATCAAAATAACAAGTAGGTACATTTGACGAAGCAATTAATTTACTTAGTGTGTAACTTGGTAACGTTGGATATACAACCGTTCCAGATTGTGCATTTTTTAAATAAATTTCAACTTTAGCACCAATCTGACTTGCTTCATTGATTGAAATAATATACGGACTTTTTGCAAATATTCTACTCATTTTATTTTGGGTTGTTCAATTGTACTATTAAATAACGTAATTGCATCCAATCCGTATTTCTCAATTAATTCACTAGGTAGTTTACTAAATGCAGCCTCAAATGGTTTTGTGAAAAATAAACTAGGTTTAATACCGTTACGATAAATAGAATTTGCTATTGCATATTTTAAACTTGTTCTGCTTATAAATTTACCTTCCTTATTTCGTGGTGCTATTCCTTTTCTTACTATCCATTTATCAAGTGCTGAAATTGGCGGTCGTTTAGTTGTGTAGCTATATGCTCCATTTCTGACTACTGTTTTTCCTTTTGTAGCGGGACCAACTCCGTTAACTCCTTTGTCTTGGTAATGTCCGTAGTCTTCCATTGAGAAGTAAACCCCAAAAGAATTTTTGAATAACTTACTTTCACCCTTTAATGAATCGTAAAGTTTTTTAGAACTGTTCTTTTTTAGTTTCGTTAAATTAGTCCTACTTTGCTTTATAACATACTTAACAAACTTTTCTAACTCTTTGTCCGTTTCTAACATATCAATAAATTACCATTGTATTCTCTGTTGATATATCAAAAGTCATGGTCCACCCCGCTACTGAATCTGTAAACTTATCAAAAAATGGTTCGCACGTTGCATCTGAAAGTATATCGTAATTTATCTTTAAACTACCTCTATACATTTGTTCATACAATCTGTTAAGTATTGCTAAAGTTGAATTCATTACATCATCCTCGTTATTATTACCAACATACAAAGTAACCGTTTCATCTTTGCTAAAATCCACTGCATCCATACAAATTATAGAAATATTGTAGTTAACAACCTGATTTGAAAATGTTGTATTGTTAAACATTATGTGACATAAAGGAAACATATTTTGTTTCTGCAATAGTACCGCTGACAAATCACCTTTAGTAACTTGGTTAACAAGTGGGTCGGTGTTTAATGTATCATATAATTTTGTTGATATATCAAAGTAGCTCATTTCAATTGTTGTTTTTTAATTTGGTTTATTTCTATTTGTGTCTTTTGCTTCTCGAATGTTAGAAAGTTAAGGACGGTAAATAATTCAAGTTTGAGAACTTCATTGAATCTTGTAAGGTCTCCTTGAGCGACTTGATATATTGATTGATACCAACCCCACTGTTTTGAAAATTGAGCTTCTTCGCTAAAATCTGTTGGTTGCTCATCGTCAACGTTTTGAGATTCTTCTCTAAATAATTTATGGTAGCTGTCAGTAACTCCCTTTCTAAATTCAAAAAAAAAACGTGTGCTGATAGTGCAACTGATAAAGGTGTGTACTTCATCATTTCTCCATACTCCTCTACATTATTAAATGGTGCAATTAAATACTGCCCTTTCTTATTTTTCTCAGTTACGGGACGATATAACACCGCTAATGCTTTATGAAACGAATCAAAATTTACTATATGTGTTTCAGCTTCGATATACTCCTCCCAACTTATTTTGTCGAAATTAGGAATCAAACCAAGTTCTAACTCATTAATTTTAAATGTCGTTTGTAGTTTTGGAATCTCAGAAAATAGTTTGTTAAAATGGTTAACCAATTCAACCATATCATTGAACTTAATTTTAACAACTTCTTTCAATTCAATGCCACAAAATATCTGTATCATCTTTTGACCTAAAAATTCAGGGTCTGTATTATTCTTACAAATATCCATATACTTTTGGTAGTTAAGTAATGGTATCTCACTTAATGAAGTTGGAATTGTTAAATTTAATTTCATATTTTTTAAACGATTATGTTTGTAAATGTATTTAGTAGATTGAATAGTTACCTTTGTTCGGATTGCTTAATTGATAAGATACAGCATAACGTACAGCATCAAGTGCATGGTTAAATTTATCAATTGGTGTTTCTGATTTACGCTCTAGCCATGAGTAATTATTCAACTCCTTAATTAAATCAATCGAATCGCAATCTATTATCATTTCGTAATCTCTTAACATCTCAATACCCTCTGTTATTTTATGCTTAACACAAGCCACTACATTGTTACCCTGATGTTTTAATTCACTTATCAATCGTGGTTCTGCATTGTCTCCAACTATTAAACCGCCTTTAGTAAAATGATTGTTTAGCCTAGCAAGTTCTGTTGTTACTAATTGAGTTTGATAAATATGTAACTTTAGATATATTAACTTTCTACCCTTATCTATTGACGTTTCTACCAATGTTGTAGGGTCGTTTGAGAATCCATAATCTTGACCAAAGACAGAACCGTTTTCATTATTAAACTCTCCTATTCTCCAATTGTTGTAAATAACTCCCTCCGCCTTATCTAACCAACCGCCTAAAATAGTATGTTTATACTTTTCAGGTCGTCTTTCTTTAATATCGTTAATTTGCTCTAGGAACGATTTAGAAAGGTTTTCTTCATTATCTAAGTAAGTTGTATGAATGTAAGTAATATCGTCGTTTACAATAGTTGTTCCACCCTCAACACCTTTATTTTCAAAGAACTTTTGATAAATAAAATGTTCTTTTGTAGCTGGATTTAAAACTAAAATAACTCTGTTCTGTTTTTCTTTATGCCTTATTGAGTAATCAATCTTATCAAATGTATCTTCGTCTGTCAATTCTTCCGCTTCATCGAGTACCCAAGTTGTAACACCCGCCAAAGATTTTAGATTAGCGGTCTGTTGCCCACTAGATGTTTTAATACCTTTGAATAAAATCTTTGAACCAGTGCGAACATTTATAATTTCATCCTTTGTTATATGAAAATCTGAATGTCTATCTATCAAATCAATCTTTTCTATAAACTCTGGAATGATTGAAACGTGAGCAGATGTTAATGTATAACGAGTGAATAAAATTACATGACCTACTTCGTAAGTTAGTGTAAGTAAAAAAGTAGTAACACTAAAACTTTTACCTGAGCCACGCCCCCCAGTAATTACAAAGTAACGACTATCCGAAAATAAACCGTTATATTTTTTACTTAATGTTAACAAGGTCTTTAATACTAAAGTCGTTAAAGTTTAATGTTTGCTCTATTGTTTCTTTTGGTTTACCTAAATAGTATTCTAAAAACAATTTAATTGCGTTTACATCTTGCTTTTCAATAGCTTTTTGTTTCAAAACTCTTATAACCTCAACCACTTCTTCGGGTGTTGCTGCTAAATCTAAAAGTTCTTTATATTCGTTTTTCCGTTTATCAACTCCAGCAGCCTTAGTACTATGCCCTTTATTCCCGTTTGTCGCTCTTTTATCCATAATCTAATAGAATCTAATATTTAGATTCAAATATTTCATTTCTTATTTTTTCTTTAGTTGTCTTTAAACTTCTCATTACCGTAGAAGGTGCAATATTAAATTTAGCCGCTATTCCTCGAATCGTTAACCCTTTCTTGTAATAAGCATCTAATATAATAACGTCAGAGTAGTGTGTTTTGTATCGTACCTTTTCAATTTGTGCTTGTATCTCTTCAAATTTAATGAATTTATCAATATCAATATCTTCGCTTACAAGCTCTTTAACATCGTTTAAATCTACTTTCTTAAATCTACTTTCTAATCTTATCTTATCGACGCAAATAGACCGTAAAGTACACCAAACGTAAGCAGTATTAATGTCTTTGTTTAGCTCAATTAGTTTGATGTACATATCTTGAACCTCGTCTTCACACCCTCCAAACTGTTTTGCAATATTTATCCACTTCTTATGGTGTTTAGTTAGGTCTTCAATTTTCATTATACAAGTGCTTTAATGTATTCTTTGCAGTAGATTTCAAACGATATACCAACAATTTCTTCAATCTTATGGTTAATGAAGTTACCGTATAGCAACTGTTTCTTTTCTTTCTTAATTAATCTGCTATACTTTGTCATAAATTCAAAATTATTTTCTTATTTTTCATCGCTTCAATAACCGTCTTAAAGTCGTAACGAATAAAAGCCAGTTCAATATAGTTAGGGTAAGTAACCGTTCTATGACCTACCTTAATTGTAGGTAATGGACTGACCAATTTTCCATCTACAAAAACTGCATTTGGTATGTGCTTTTTAACTTTTAATTCTAATTGTAACATATCAATTCATAAATATAATCATAATTTTCACATCGAAGATCATGGTAGACAATTAATTCTATCCATTGGAATATCTCAACTGTCATTTCTTAGTTTTAAAAGTACTATAATTGTTAACTATGTAGATGACAAACTCTCTCATAAATACACTATCCTTTTCTGAACGATACCATTCTTTAGCAACTTTATGAAGGTCTGATAATGTTCCATGCTTAGTTACTATGTTCTTTCTATTCGGTAGGTCTAGTATCGGTTGTATTAACATACTTTATTTTTGAGATATTAAAACTTGAAGTGGACCAGTAGTCGATTTTACCGATATGATTGAATTGGTCGCCTACCAGGACAAACCCTTTGATTATATGGTTGTCTTGGTAGGTAACTTGAATTATTAACTCAGTCGTTTTTGATGTCGCTATTATATTTTGCTTACTTTCCATGCTTCAATCGTATTAAAGTATTTAACTTCTCCACTTGGACTATTCCATTCCTTGCCTTTCAAATTCACCTCAACTTCCAACAAGTCACCGATATTTATATCATTGATTAATGTTACTTTGTCTTTTGTCAACTGAATTAAGATGTCATTCGAGAATGCACCATCTACAACTGTTAAGACAAATTCTCGTTTTGAGAATGCTTCTGATACAACTTGTGTATCTTTTTTGATTTTTAATGTTCCGTTCAGTTTCATCTTAATTTTGTTTTATAAATTCAAAGTTTATTTTTATTTGTCTTTTTTCTAAATTTGATATTAAATCGCTTACTTCTTTTGCAGATTTTAATAAGTATTTTTTTGTGTATGGTTTACTTTCTCTTTTAATATAATTTTCAAAAAATTTAAAGTAAAAATCATCGCAATGTTCAATTACTGTATACCATCCATTTGTATTTGGAATTGCATTACCATTATCTAAATGCCAGTTTTGTGAATCCTCTTTAAATTCTACTCTGTAATAACCTACTTCTTTCATAACTTTTTAG